CTACCCTTTTAGCTGCCTCTCAATCTTCTCCATATGCGCCTTGAGCGCTTCCGGCTCCTGTGAGCCGTTTTTTTGCGCCCAATCGGCAGGGGAGGGGAGGGTGAGCCCCCTAGCCTCCCAGAATTTCTTGATATCCGGGAAGGTCAGTCGATCCTTCCATCCGCCCTTCTTGAAGGCATTCACACTATAGCGTGTTGAGGAACTGAGCAGTCCTGATACTCGTCCACTATGAGACGGTCGTAGTTCGCGGCAATGATGTCATCCAAGTGGGGTTCTTTTAAAAGACCGCACGCAGCTTTTCTGATCTTTGGATAATCTGGGCGCGTGGCCTTTAGAAGCGAAGCGTTTGCGCCGGATCGTTCCGGAAACATGGATAGCAGCCGGATCACCCAGCCATCAATTGTCATCAGGCGAAAGGCAGACGTTGGCACGCCAGCGCTTGCAAGTCGGCTCCTAAGGGCCGCCACGCCTGCATTCGTATGGGTAAGTACTAGCACGGGCTTGGGGCCAGTATGGCACGTCAAAGCTTGAGCGATCAGGTGGGTTTTCCCACATCCAGCCGGAGCCGTCACCGTACCACGTTCTATGGACAGAAGATCAATCGGCGTTTCATGCATTATTGATCCATGAGAATATTGCAGCCAGGACCTGCCGGAACCACTGTTGAGAGTTTTGCCATTCTGGACCGACTATATTTCGACCGATGTATTCCATCGAAGCAACATTTTTGAACCAAGGATTGTTCTTCTGCTTGGATGCCTTGGCAAGTATGGCCCTAGTGTCTGGACTAATATTCCCCAATAGGCTCTCGGCTTCGAAAGCATTAAGGTCAAAAGCATTGTCGGATGCCGATTTGATCCATTGGTCAATGCTGCCCCGGGCATGCAAGTCGATTGCATACGCGACAAGCCCTTTAACTACAGTGTCAGAGACGCCTTGAAAGATTGCATCTTCGATCGCCTGCCCCGGTTGCCATTTGAAAACAGCCCCTCCAGCGTCTTCAAAAGCTGTTTCCGCCGCTGCATCTGGCTGTTTATCATCATCCCTGAAGACAGCGACCGGGTAGCCCACATCGACAAGAGCTTGCCCCCTACCAATAACTCGGGTGACTCCGCCTCCATCAGCAAGAGAAACGCCGCGAGCCGCTAGAGGTTGGTAGGTCGCATTTGATGAAAAACAGGCATCCAGCCCTCGAAGAAAGCCAACTTCGCTGGCACCTTCGCAAACAATAACCCTGCGGGAAAGAAAAGCTTCAGGGTGTGAGCGGATCGTACCTTGGGCGTCGTCTTCGACACCGACCTTTTTTGCCTCATGACTTCCGTTGTCAATCTTGCGCAGTACAAAAAGCTGGTTTCCGGAAAGCTCCCTCAAAGCTGTCGGAGAATGGGTTGTAACAAATGCCTGCAAAGGTGGATTTACCTCCTTGGCCCCCAAAGAGGAAAGCAACCGAATAATTCGATGTGGTTCAAGACCATACTCCAGCTCGTCGATCAGTATCAGCGAAGATTTTTCGGCAGCGGCCCGCTGCAACCCGGCAATGAGAAGCCGAATTGAGCCTACGCCCAAATTTCTCAATGGCACGCCCTTGGCGTCATGAAGCGAAACTGCACCACCGGAAAAACTGACGCTATGTGCGTCAAGCAATGCTTTGGCATCTTTTCCCGCTTCGATCCCGAGAGAAGAAGCTGTTTCCCGCACAGTTTTAAGCGTTTCACTCAACTCCTTTTGAGCATCATCGCCAAATGTGTCTCGCGCAATTCTGGCAGCATTGACAAGGGCAGCTGAGGCATCCGCTGTTTCTTCGTTCAGTTTGTTCAGTACGGAACCGCGCCGCCAACTGAGGTTGTAGTCACTTAAGGCTCCAAGGCGGTTAGGAGGGTGCTGTCGTGGGGCACATGCCCCTCGAAGACGAGCATCGAGCCCGTCCGAGGCTCGACCGCATACCAGCCGCCGATATATGCGTCCGGGTTGTTACAGGGCCAGAGCCGCTTGCCGGCGTTAGCCGGATCGTAGAAGCGCACCGCCCCGCGATGGAGCGAGGTCTCGGGGCAATCCGCGTCTAGGACCACCCGCGGGTAATAGGTGCAGACGATGTCAGTCTGGATATGCGTGTGCGCGTTGATCCCGACGTTTTCCCGCGCGGCCCGGCGCTGCCAGAAGGTGTCCGACATCATCGCGATCTCGCCCGTGTGGTCGTAGCCATAGGCCAACTGCAGGTATTCGCGCACCCCGGCCGCCACCATTTGCGCCAGAACGGCGATGGCCGGGTCCCGCCGGTCAATCAGGAAGTTGTGCCGCAGATGCCCAAGATGGTTGGTCTGATCCCCAACGTTGCGTCCGTCGCCATCGTCTTGGATGCGATTGGCAACTGCGTCCTCGGCAGCCAGCGCGTGCAAGCGGTCATTGAAGCCCTCTGGCATCTCCCAATGCTTGTGCATGACAAAGGCGGGAAAGATCGTTTGAAGCTCCGTTGTGGTTGGGATTTCCATCAGACGACCTCGACGTTGATCACCCCGACCGCCGTGTAATGCTCGGCGTTCAGCTTGATCTTGATCTGCTCGCCGGCCTCCAGACCCAGCGCCTGCACCCGCACCGAGCCCCGGCCGCTCGCATCGGTCAAAACCCGTGCCCGCGGCAGGTAGCCCGCATCGCTTTCGACCTTGAAGCGCGTTGCGCGCTCGCAGGCCGCGCCGCCGTCATTCCAGATCAGATGGAAAGGGATGTCGATCGAGCCGCCCGCAGGGACGGTGATGTTCGCCGCGTCCGCGATGGCCGTGAAAAACCAGCGCTTAAACCACTGCCCATCGTTCGGGATGTCCGCGTCGGCGATCCGACCGTTGATCGTGGTGCCGTTCAGAAGGATCGGGTCGCCGTCGCACAGAAGCTCGATCCGCGTCTGGCCAAGGTCGTCCGTCGCGAAGGGCATGAAGATAACCAGCGCATTGGAGACGCCATTGATCGCCCGGAAACGCCACGAAAAGTCGATCTTTTCCTTGGCCGACTGCGCGAAACGATTGCGCCACGGCAAAGGGAAGCCCGAAATATTGGTGCAGATGTCGATGATGGAGTAATCGACGAACTCGTCATGCCCGACCATCCCGTCCAAAAAGACGTAGGACCGACCTCGGTAGACGCCGCCATGCTCCGTCCCGGGCAGGTCCGGGATGAACAGGCCGTTTCCGCTCGCATCAACAATGCCCTCGCGGTTCACGTTCTCCATTGGCGCAGACAGAAGGGGTTCGATTTCCGCCCAAGGCGCACTGCCGTTGGGGCCGCTCGTTGTGCCTTCGTCAGCCTTCTCGAAAACACAGACGCCTGCGTAATTTGACTTTACATCGAGGGCGTAGTGCAACCGGGCGCCGTTACGGTCGATTAGGTAAACCCCGGTTTCAATGGTCATGATGCATCTCCTTGATCTGCGAATGAAGCTCTTTGATCGCCTTGATCAGGAGACCCACGAGATTGCCATAGGCGAGGCACAGCACGACCTCGACCTCGATCACGGCCTTTGGCGCAACCAGATCATCAGTCAATCTTTTCTATCGTCAGGGTTGTGGCACCAAAGGTGGTGCAGGTGACACCAGCAATTACTTGGACATAAAGGCCGATTGTATCACCAGCAGACAGGTCGAATATACTTGTATAACTCATGCTGCCAGCGGCGTTGGGGACGTTCGATCCGTCACGATGATATGTATATCCTGCCCCTGTTAGATCGGCCAGCTCGTTAATAGTTGGATACCAAGCCAAAGTCGTCCTAGTGCCGCTTGAGTGGGTGGCTCCTGCAGCCCAATCTATCCGATACAAGCCACTGGTGTTGACCGTTACCCGTTGGCCATCACCAGACAATGTAAAGTTGTCGCCCAAAACTTCAGCGAAGTTCCACGTTAAAAAGCCCCCAGCCCCAGTATAATTCTGCGTATCCGTTTTTCGCAGACGCGCATATATTTTCTCTGCGCTAATAGGCGGTTGCGAAGCGAACCACGCAGTCATACGAGCGCCGCTTGTTGCGCCGCCGCCGCTTTCGGTTCGAAAGTTCACCACATCACCAGCGTTAATCGTGATCGGCGCTGGCAGCACTACGGACGCATCAGCGGAGGCACCAACGGGTAGGCTGTAGGCAGATACACCATTGACGATCACGGCGATACTTGTTCCAGCATTCGCCGCAACTCTTGATGAAAATGTCAGTGCGTAGAGTTTGCACGAACTCGGTATTTTTATGCCACTGTTTGATCCCGTTACGTCACCGTTACCGAAAGACCATTGGTAACCACCACTCGTTGCGTTGGATAAAGGTCCCGTTTCTTCTGCCCAGATTGCGAAAATACCGCCAGCCGAAGCATTAGTTTGATGCGCCACGGCACCAGTGGTGTCGGTGACATACGTGTCAAAGCCAGCCCCAGTCCGCACAAAATAGATCGTATCTGCCTCCAACGTACCGGGCAGAGCCGATACAACCTTGTGAGCTTGAAATACAGCCATTTAGATCACCAGCCCGTTGAGTTCCATGCGATAACAGGCAGAGCGCCGTTGTAAGTCAGCTTGCCGTTTCCGTCCTCACCAACCTTGTCCAACTGGGTCTTGTTGGCATGGGTGTGGCGCTTTGCAACTGCATCATCAATGTCAGCAACAGAAGAAGTTGGACGACCAACAATGCCAGCCCAGTTGAGCGTAACGTCCATGCTTTCATGCTCGGCAATCTTCACCCAAGCGGATGTGCCAGCGTTGTAGACGTAGGTTGCCGCACCAGACGTGACCGTTGCATCGGCGGACGCATCCAGAACAAGCACCTGAATGTTGGCAGTCGGGGACAGCGCATTTCGTGCGGCAATATCTGCGACGATCTCAATTCCCGCACCAAGGCCAGAAATGGAAGCGTCAATGAGCGCCTGCACATCGTCCTGACCGATCACACGTTTGACGGTCGTTCCCGCTGCGCCAGTGACGTAGACCTCCACATAGTCAGGCTTGGCGGCAGGTGCGATCAGATAGATCGAGTGCGCCTCCAGCGAACCCGGCAGTGCGGTTTCTTTCCAGATTTTGTATTCAGCCATCGGTTTTACTCCTTACCATTGTGCTGATGCGAGTTGTGGCGGGGGGACGTATAGGCCATCGGCCAACCGCTCGATGCGATTGCCAGATTGATCGCTCAGAGGCTCCTCGCCAGAGATGAGAGAGATCCAGTCCGCGCGCGTGCCGCCAAAACCCTCGAGCACAGCAAGATCATAGGCAGACAGACCGTGTGGCCCCGGCTGGCCGCCGAGGTAGACGGGTGCGGCACCAGCCGGAACAGAAATCCGGATTGGGCCCTGCGTTGACTTAATCTTGATCGTCATAAGTCTGCCCTCCGCGTTACCGGCACGGCGACCGGGATTTCGAGAATAAATTGCAGATGCTTGTCTGGCGGCAGGTCGGTCCGGATCATGTCAAGCACCACTGAGCCGCCCTGCATGCCATCCGTCGCCGCCGCAGGGATGCGCAGCTCCATCTCGGTGTCGCTGATGCGATAAAGACCGGCGTTGCTTTCAAGCGCCGCGATCGGCACCGGGTCAGAAATCTTGCTGCGAACATGCGCCAAGAACGTGCCGACCTCTGGAAAGATCGGGGCCTCGCTCACAATCCGCTGCGCCCATTCATAGCCGGCAAAGATTACCGAGCCATTCACAGTAGTCTGATCAGTCATGGCTCCTCCACCCGCATAGGCGCTCCCCGATTTCGTTGTGGGCGACGATGTGCGCCAGCGTTCCGTCGCTCAGCACATCTGCGCGGGAGGGGCGGATGGGCTCCGCCCAGTCGCAGTCGTCGCGCATCCAGCGGGGTTCAGTCGCGCATCCAGCGGTCAGCCCGACGGTCAAGATCAGCGCGATTAGCGTTGCGAACTTCATGTCTCGTCTCCTTGGCGGCATGCATGGAACGGATGCGGGTATCGGCGCGTCGGATCGCGAGCTCCGCCTCGGCTTGGAGGCGGCCTTGGCGGATCAGAACCCAGACCGCGATGGCGATGGCGCCGGCCAGCCCGGCCCAAAGGGCGACGCGGCGGCCGATGCCGGCGAAGAAGGTGGTGATCATGCCGGGTTCCCCGCGTGAATGCGCAGGCAGCGCGTGTCGAGGAGGAGGACAGTCAGCCCTGCCTCCTCGGCGATGGCCCGCATGTGGTCGTGGTATCGGACAGCCGCGTCCTCGCAGGCCTCGAAGGCCGGGTAGTAGACGGGGCTGATGCCGCTGCCGCAATCTGGGCCGGGATCACCGGCGATGCAGCTCGCTACGACGAGGAGCCACATCACGAGGTCCTCCCGGTGCGGTGGTCCTCGATCCGGGCGTTTCGCGCCTTCATGGCGTAGACGATCACGCCCACGAACACGGCCGCGCCAAGCCACGGCAGAGCGGCAGAGAGCCAGCCATCGAGGCCGAGAACAGCAAGTGCGCGCTCGGCCAATGCCCGGGCGTTTTCCGCCTCCGCGACCGCTGGCGCGATCTGCGATCCGACGGCGCCGACGGCGCCCACGACCCCGAGACCGATCTGGGCGTTCGAGGCCGATACGATCCGGCTTTCGTCTGGCACCCCGGCCGCCCGCTCAGGCGCAACAGCCCGGGGGGCGGCGCCTTCCAGCGCATCGGTCAGCGCCACGTCGATGATCGGGACCAGCGGCAGGGCGTTGTCGTCCCGGAAGGCGAGGATCGCTGCCCGGGTGCGCGGCCCTATGATCCCGTCGGACTTGCCGACCTCGTGGTAGCCAAGCGCCCGCAGGCGCTGCTGCACGTCCCGGACGCTCATCGTGACGGCCGGGGCCACATTGCCGGCCCGGCGCACGCCCAGCAGCTTCGACTTCGCGCATCGCTTCACGTTGACCGCATCGGCCTGATTGCCGCCAAGCACCTCGATCGAGGCGCCGACGGTGCGGACGAAGAAGCCGACATGCCCCTGCCACCCATTCGGGTCGCCGCGGGAGAAGATCACCACGTCGCCTTCCTGCGCGTCGGCCAGATCAACCGGGATGCCCCAGTCGAGGTAGGAGCGCGCGTTGAGCATCCGCGTCGAGCGAACACCCGCGCGCTCGATGCAGGCACCGACAAAAGCGGCGCACCACGCAACGCTGTCCCCCTCGACCCACTCGTGGCCGACGTCGCGGAACATTGTGATGATGTCCAAGTTGGATGCCGGCCCCGGCACTTCTCGCGTGCCGAGAAAGGTTTTTGCGATGCTATATGGGGTCTTCATGGCGCAAGCCTCCTGATATGGCGCGCGCCACGGCCCGCAGGGCGGGCGTGGGACGGGCGTTTCATGTTGTTGGCTGGGGGGTGGGTGCAGTAAGTGCACGATGCCGCTAGGCGGCCCTGCTATCGCGCCCTATCGGCGGTGGTCTTTTGTCGGATCGGCAAAGCGGTCCAGAAGAAACTCATAGAGGCGGTCGATCTTGCCCTCGATGCCGTCGAACCGCTTCACGATGGCGGGCTGGTCGATCTTCGCGACCTCGATCTCGAGCGCGGCAACGCGGCCGCGGATGTCGTGCACGTCGGTCTTGATGCCCTCGATGTCGCGCTCGGTATTGTCCGGCTTCGGCCGGATCGTCTGCCAAAGCTTCACGATCACAAGGATCGCACCGGCGACGCCGCCGAGCCCGATGATGAAATAAACAACTATCGGGATGCCTGAAACCCAATCTCGTTCCATGCGCTGCTCCTCAGGTTCGTCGTGAGACTAATTCAATCAAATGGAGGGTTGGGTTGGCCAAGCCGGTTTAAATGGGTCTTCGGCTTTGTTGGGAAGGTCGCGTAGCGCTTGCCTGTATATCCGCCATGCGGCTTGGTTTACGGGGGCATCTGGCAGTTGGGTCCAGTCTGATTGGACCAGCAAGGCGTTTCTGGTAAGCCTCAGGGTTTGGAGTGCGTTTTCAAACTCGATCTGTTCGATTTCCGCGCCTGAAAAGGCCTGAACAACCCCATCGACAAGTCTTGTCTCGCACCCGTGCAGCCCGTCGACCGCAACGCCATCGCCCAAGATCCAGTCTGGAATCACGTCAGCGGAGGTCTCGAAGCAGGTCTTGTATGTGCCATCCTTGTTGTAAATCGTGACTTTCATATCACACCTGATTGATAAGCATGGTTTGATTGAAGCCGGACACGCGGGCTTCTGGGCCGTTCCAGGCGACGGCAAACTGCAAACCGAGGTTGAGGGTGTTGCTCGTAGCCACCCCGGAGAAAACAATGATGTCGTTCCCAACGCCGTCTGCACTGCCGTTGTACACAAACTTCACAAACTCGGGAGGGGAATTGACGGTCGCGGGGTCAAGGCCTTCAATCACTGACCTTGCGGACAAGGAAAGTGTCGTTGTGTGGGGTATCCAGGGCCGGAATGTGATGATGGCCAGGACCTTGCTGCCGATGATGACGTTTGAAATCGGCAAGACGGCATTCATGTACACACCTGGGGGGACGGCAAAGGTGCCCGCGCTGCCATATTCAATTCTCGTCAGGCCGGGCAGCCTTTCGACGGATATCGTTCCTGCCTTGATTTGATCGGCTGCCAATCCATCTGCGGAGATTTTTTCAGCAGATATGGCGCCTGCTGCGATAAGTCCGGCGGTGATCGTATTGGCCGCGATCTTGTTGGTTGTGATTGCTCCTGCGCTGATTTTGTCGGCGGTGACCGCATTCGTCGCGATCTTGCCTGCAGTGACGGCATTGGTCGCAATTTTGTCGGCGACCACGGCCCCGGCCGCGATCTTGTCAGTTGTGACTTGCCCGGCGCTGATCTTTGCGGCTGTGACGGCATTGGTCGCAATCGTATTTGCCGTCACCGCGCCGGCCGCAAGCTTCTGCGTTGTGACCGCGCCGGAGACGATGTTACCCGCCGCGATGGCGTTCGCGGCTACTTTGTCGGCCGTGACTGCGCCGGCTCCGATTTTGTTGGCGTCGATGGCCGCTGCGGCGATCTTGCTCGCCTCAACCGCCCCGGCGCTGATCTTTGCGGCTGTGACGGCATTGGTGGCGATCTTGTCGGCGAGGATGGCGCCGGCTGCGATCTCACCGGCTGTGACGGCCCCGGCGGCGATTTTTGGCGTTGTGACTGCATCATCGCTGATCTGGGTGCCGGTTATTTGCCCCGTCAGCTTTGCGGCGGCAAGGCTATTGATCTGGGTATTGGTAAGCTGTCCCGAAATCTTGGTTGCGGCCATGCCGGCGATCTTGGCGTCGGTGATGGCGTTGTTGTCGATCTGGGCTGTTGCAAGCTGCCCGGCAATTTTGGCCGCGCCGATGCTTGCGATTTGCGCATCGGTGAGCTGGCCTGCGACCTTTGCGGCATCGATGCTGGCGATTTGTTCACTTGTGAGCTGGCCGGTTATGTCGCTGGCCGCGAGGGTTGCAGTCGCGCTGGTCCATTCTGCACCCGACCAGGTGTAGAGGGTTTGGTCTGTTGTCAGATAGACGGTTCGGCCTGCGAAGTTGCCGGATGTTGGCAAGGAACTGAGGATTTCGACAGGAGATAGCCCTGCGTCATTCATCAGGCCTTTGATGCCGCCGTCCAAATCTTCGCCGCTGAAGAAAATGGCCATTGTCGTTACGGAAAGCCAACTAGACCACTCGGTCGGGCGGTCCAACACATAGCGACCGCGCACTTCATATTCTGCTTCGGGGAGCAGCCCTTCAGAAACGAGAACTGCTCCTGCAGCACGATCAGCCAAGCCCGCTGACACAATTTGTGCTGTTGCTTTTAAACGGACCTCGAAACGTACAAGCAAGGCATCCAGCGCTGATGTTCCGACCCACGTCAAAGTGATGGCCGGGCGTCGATCAAGACCAAGTGCGTCCTTGATCGTGCTCGCGGATACGGACCAGCCTTCAATTATTTGCGCAGGGCGCGGAGCCAGCCCCGTAACCGGGATCACCGCGGGGAGATCGTCTGCTGACGTCCAGCCGTAATCGCTTGGGTCCCGCTCGCGCAGAATGAGCTCTTGGTTCACTGTTCCCGGCTGGTCGATGATCTCGATCAGCTCAAAAACCTTGTTGGTGTAGCCGTTTTGCTCCGAGGTCCACGCGATTGTGTCCAGCGGCTCGAGCATGAACGCCTCGGGCGGGAGCACAAGCCGGTGGACCCGGAACCGTCGAGCATCCTTGATGTAAGCATTCATCAGATGCGCGACTTGGCTCTGGTTCGAGCAGGCGGGGAAGTTGATGCTGGTGGGCAGCCGCCGCCCGCCATCTTCCGCCTCCCATGTGGCGTTCAGAACCTGTGGCGCGGCACGGGAAGTCCAGAGGCTTTCAGGCTCCGGGTATTCAGACGAGATCGCGTTGGCGCTGGCTGCAAGACCCGGGAAGGGTTCGAGCTCCTGCGGCTCGGAAATGACGATGTCCTCGTCCGTGATGAACTGCACAGGGGCAGCCGGAGCGCCGACGCGCATCCGGAAAACGCCGCCCATCTCGCTGACCTGACCGAGGCAGGTCTTGGCAAGCTCGTCGATCACCTCTGCCGGCTCCATGTCGAGCTTGATCTCAAGCCCGGCTTGGAAGCTGGGTCGCGACCCGATCAGCAAGTCACAGGCGTTCATGGCGGCGAACCAGTTGTCGAGTGGCAGGTCCTCGGCCGGCACGTCGCCGCCCCAAACCTCGCCCGTGGGCAGGCGGATGCCGCGCAGGATGTTGTAGATCATCACGGCGGGGTTTGCGGAGCGCGTCCATGTGGCGGGGTTGGGCCACCGCTGGGGGCCGGAGCCGCCGACAGTGCTGTCGAAGCGAGGGTCATAGAGAGGGATGCCGTCGAGCTCAAAACGCACGGTCGGCAGATTGTTAAAGACTTCGCGGTTGTAGCGGAAGGTCAGAACGGCGTAGCCGGTGTTGATCCCAATGAAGCTGCTGCTCCACGGCCGATCCGAATAGCTTGAGTACTTCGACACAAGCATGGGGTCTGCGGCAGTCTGCGTGCCGTCGTAGAACTTGATCCATGCGTGATCTTTGCCGCCGATACGCTGCCCGAGCAGGGGAAAGCCGTAATCGGGATGCGCTGTCGCGGCCAAGCTCGAATAGCCATCGTTCAAGATCACACGCGACAGCCCGATGCCGGGCAGGTCGCTGAGCTCGATGACATAGGTCAGAAAGCCGTTCGGGGTGCCGCCATCGTCATGGCTCATCGGCGGGCACACATGATGGCCAGCAGTGGCGGTCCGGCCGAGGATAAAGCCTTGCGGCTCGGTGCCGCCGGTTGTTGTGACGGCCGTTTGGATGCCGCTCTGCTGAATTTTCGGCTTCGGCGTCAGCGCGCGCGCGATCAGGGAAATCCCCACGGAGATCGCCGTGTTGACGATCAGCGACCCGATGAACGAGCTCGCGGCGAAGGCCGAGACAGCCGAAATCGCCCCACCGATGGCGGTGGCAACGGCGGCAATAGCTGCACCGACTGGGGGCATTACTCTCTCCGAAGCATGAAGGCGCGCTTCATCTGCGCGCGGGGAATGAGCCCGAGCCCCTCTGGGCGAAGGCAGTAAACCATCTCACCGGCCACGATGCCAAAGGCGTTGTTTTCCAGAACCGCCACGTCGCCTATCTGGGCAAGCGCCGGCTTCACCTCTTCGAGGTAGGCAGCGGCAAGCGCGACATGGTCCTGAAACCCGGCCTCCTCAAGGATCGCTTGGCCGCGGCGCAGGCTGCGATACTGACTGCGCCACCCCCGAGCGAGGTCCCGGCCGGTTGCCTTTTTGACCCATCCAGCGGCGAACAGAGCGCAATCGTGGGTGCCCGGCCGGAATGGACGCTTGCCGGCATCGGCGGCGTAATCGATGAGCAGGGTTGTCGTGTCCATCAGGCCTTTTCCCGTTTTTCACCCCACCAGACACCGACCTCGCCTGCGATGTCGGTGTATCGGCGGAAACCATCGTCGAATTGCCGGCGGCGCATCTCCACGTCGGAACGAGTGAGCGTCAGGGCCCGGGTAAGGCCGCGCGCCGCGCTGGCGAGGCTGACTGTTGCCTGTCCATTCCCGCCGACCTCGCCCTTTCGAAGCTTCACCTCATCGACCCACCCCCGAAAGACGCGGATGGGCTCGGCTATGAGCTGACCCGTTTCGAGAGACAGCAGCGCCCGGTGGACCTCGGCAGGAGCAAGGCGCGCATCGTATTCCTGGAGCAACAACGCCACTTCTGGCGTCATTGGCGCGAGGACAACCTGCAGCATCCGGACTTCGAGCCCGATCCCGGCCCTGATAGGCTCCACTCCCACGAGGGCGCCTGCGCCGTAGTAGGTTCGGTTGACGCCGTTGATGGCGATCGTAAGGTGATCGTCGCCTTGCCAAAGGCCCAGCGCCTCTTGGGCGCCGGTTTCCCGGTTCCGGGCGACGACATGTACCATGTGGCGAGCGGCAATGCCTGACCGGGCGGACAGATAGTCCGCAGATGATGCGTCGAGGATGCGCATGCTTTCACCGCAAGGTTTGAATGAAGTCGAAGCTGGCGCCGCGACTGAGGGCCTGCCGGCCGGTACCATAGGTCGGCTCTGGCAGGAGCCGCGCCTTGCACGCTGGCCTGACAAGCGAGACCTGCAAGCCGGCGACCGCACCGGCCCTCAAATTGGGGACGACCTCAAGTGACGGCGAGAGCCCTGTGCTTGAGGCGTTCCCTCCGACAACGACACGATGGAGGGCGTGCCGGATGGGGTTCGTTCCGTATTCAAACGACAGCATGTCGCCAGCGGACAAGGTAAAGCCCGGCGGCAGGCCATTCAGCCGGAGCTCCCGCATGTTGGAGGAGACCGAGTGGATCGTGATGGTGCGGCCGGCAAGTGATGTGCCGTTGCGATCAGACGTCGGCCCCACCTTTCGAGGGTCGTGACAAAGGAAGCTGGCCCCCGGCTGATCAAGGAGCCCCAGAAGCGCTTCCATTGCTGCATGGCGATCGTGGATTGCCGGCGCGAGCCTTATGCTACCAGCCCAGAGGGATGCCCCAAGGCTGGCGCTTATGATGGTCCCGTCCCCGAGGCGGCTATGCTCCTGCGGGTGCGACAGCCGGAACGTCACCTCCTCGACACGCAAGGCGCCGAGGAAATGATCGTAGCTGAGAGGGTATGTCAGCGCCATTATCCGCTCCGTCGTGGGTCTTGGCTCACGCGGGCGACGGTGCGCGGCGCGACAAGCCGGTCATAGTCCCGCAGGCTTCCTTGAACGATCTCAACAGACTGGCTGCTGGCCCGATCAAGGATGCTGCCGACGAGCCCGTCGCCAAGCTCGATGCGAACGCGGGACATGCCGCCGGCATCGCTGCCATATTGCGCGGCCTCACGGCGGTTCAGGACCCGCTCCCCTCGCTGAAGGATCGTCGGGACCTCATCCGGGCGGAGCCCCGCCCAGCCGCCAGAGTGCATGCGCGGCGCGCCAGCGAACGCGAGTGCAGGGACCTGCCGGGAGTACCCAGAGAGCCCGACCACGCCGCCAGCGTGCGAAACAGCCGCGGTGACGGCCGATCCGCCGCCCAAGCCCCCGAAAGCCCCAGCGAGCGCGTTGGCGATTGGGCCAAGCACTGCGTTGCGGAAGGTCAGGACCGCGAGGTCCTCAAGGATCGAGGCGACGAGGCCTTTGAAGTCGAGCTTGCCGGTCTTGACGAAGTTGCGAAACGCGTTCTCGGCAGACTGGAAGCCGTTTACCAAGGTCTGACCAAGGCCCTTGCCCCAATCCATCGCGTCCTTGGCATAGCTCGCGAGCGAATTCGTGACTGCCTGCCAGCCCGTTGCGGCCTCCTGACTGCCCTCCGCCGCCTGTCGTCCGGCCTCCCGTGCTGCGTTGCCGGCGCCGTTCGCCGCCTCCTCGGTGGAGGTAAGCGCCGTAGCGAGCCGTTCAGCCGAGGTGCCAGCATCGTCAAGGGCAGCCGCGCCTTCATCACCGGCTCCGGAAACTGCGTCCCTGAGCGCCTGCCAAGAGGTGAGAGGTGCCGTGGCGCCGCCCGCAAGGTCCGCGGCTGCTTGCCGATAGGTGTTTGCGGTGGCGAGCGCCTCTCTTGCGACGCCATCAAGGCCAAGATCGGGTGCGCTGAGGGGGTTGTCCTCGAACGCCCTCCTGAAAGCTTCCGCGGCGGCGGTCCCGGCCTCTGCCGAGGACCCTGCGAATGGGTTCGGAATGTCGCCGAGGTTGATTTCACCAATTTCGCCGAAGGTAGTCTCGACCCCAACCGCTGCGAGAGCATCCCTGATTTTGCCTGTGAAGCTGTCGATCCTACGGATCGCGCCGTTCAGCATCGCCTCGATGCCGTCAAGCATCCGGTTGGCCGCCGAGAATACGAGATCGCCGATCACCGCAGGAAGGCGCGACCAGATTTCTCTGATCGCCAAAAGCACGCCCTCAAAGGTGTTCGCTGCGGCGTTCCCGAAATCAACGACCCGATCGATTGCGCCAGCAATGCCCGTCGCCGCATCGGCTTTCAGGTCGTAAAACATCGCCGTGGCGCGTGCGCCAGCCGCCGAAGCCCCCAACTTGATCCGGTCCCACACCTCAACGGCGACATCCTTCAAGAGGCGCATCGCCTCGCCGAAGCCGCCAGCACCGGAGGCAAGGCGCGTGAACCAGTAGACCAGCTCGCCTGCACCAACGATGAGCGCACCAATGCCGGTTCGGATCAGCGCGCCTTTGAGAACCACCAGCGTCGTGGCCAGACCACGCACTGAGAGTGCCGCAGCGGCCATCGCGGCCACCCAGCGACCAGCGAGGAAGGTCGCGAAGGTGCCTGCGTAGACCGCCAACCGGTCAAGGTTGCCCAGAACCGCACCAAAGGCCCTGCTGATCGGACTGCTGGAAGAGGCAAGCGCCACGAAGGCATTGGCCACCGCCTCCAGCGACGGGGCAAGCGCCACGGCAATCCGGTTGCGCACGCCCGTAAACACCTGGCCAATGCTGACCAGCGCCAGTTCTGAGCGGCGCATGGCCGCGATGGCGTCAGCATCCAGAATAGCCCCAAGTGCCTGCGCCTGTGCCCCGAGCCTTGTCATTTCGGCACCACCGTTTTGCAGCAGCGGAATGAGCCGCGTGGTATCGGACGCCATGGCCTCGAGATAGAAGGTCATTTCCTGCTGGCTGACGCCTGCCTTCTCAAGGCTTGAGACATAGAGCTGGAGCGCCTCAGGACCGGAAAGGCGGGCGAACTGGTCTGCCGTCACGCCCACGCGCGGCGCGATGTTCTCGAAAAAATCCGCCATCGGGCCACCGCCCGTTTGCAGGAAATCACCGACGCGGTCATTCACGTCCTTCAGGATGTCGGCGAGCTTTTCCTGTTCTATCCCCACCGTGGCAGAGGCCGCCGACCACCGCTGAAACACTTGAGGTGCCGCATTTGCAACCTGGGAGAGCTGATTGATTTCATTGGCGGCGGCAACAGTGGACCGGGTCATTGCAACAACGGCACCGGCCAAGGCGGCCGCAGCAGCGGTGGCTGCAATGCGCGCACGGCGCGCGAAGGCTGCCATGCGGGCATTTGCCTGGTCCAATTCACGGCTCAGACGCCCCATACCCCGCGACCCGGCCGCACCAACACCTTCCAGCTCGGCACGCACTTGCCGGCCGCCGGTCGCAGAGAGCCTGACAGAGACACGTTTTTCAGCCATGATGGTGGTCAATCTCTTCGTTGGTTTTGCGGACCATCACCGCCTCAATGGGTGGCAAGAGTTCTGCGATGATCAGGGGCGAAAGCCCAAGGGCCGCCCCGAGTTGCAGGGCCGCACCCATGTCCCAACCGAGGACAGCGCCACCGCTCATCCCGCCTGCAACGCGAACTTGTCCGCCAAGCCGCTGGACGAGGTCCCAGATCTGCCAGCCCTCAAGTGTGCGTGGCGCATGCAGGCGGCGCGGGCATTCCGCGCAAACAGAGGGACAAGCCGCGCAATATTCACCGCCCCCGCCGAATTCCCAGTCGGCGAGAGCGGTCAGACGTTTTTTTCCGCATCCAGTATCAGCGCGCCCGCGATGTATTTGGTCTGAAACGCTTCAAAGATGGGCCAGAGTTCCAAGAGCGCATCGATGCCTTCTGCGGTCAGCGCCAACGGTTTCCCGTCGCAATCGCCTATGCCCTCCCAGTCCTTCACGACGATGCGCGCGACAGCTTTGGCCACGATACGGGCCAGGTCGTCGTTGGAGGCGCCGGTTTCAGCATCGGTTGCGGCGGCGACGATCGCCGGATCGCTGCGCGCCGCCAGCATGATGGCCGTTGTCAGGGGCTCTACCAGCAGGCGAACGCCATGGCCAAGATCAAGCCAATGCGGCTCAGTGGACAGGTTCAGTCGGAGCATCAGTGGTCCTCGCGGTCGTTGGTTAGGGTGACTGTGCACATCCGGCCAAGACTTAGGTCACTCGCCGCCTGCCAGTCGAAGGTTGCCTGCACACCTTGTGGACCTGAGATTTCGATCCGGGGGCGTGGCAGATAGACGGCATGCGCGGTGACGGTGAGGCTTTCGCCCGTTGGCAGCGCGTAGGAGAATTCAAGCTCGCAGGCCTCGCCATTGATCGCCTGTGTCACCAGCGTCTGGTCCGCGAAGCGCACGACGACATTGCCGGTAAGCGCTGCGATAGACGGGTCCGCGCCGTCGATCTTGCCATCCGCTCGGATGGTTTCAATGCGGTCGAGATTGTTGGCATAGGTCAGATCGGCGGAGACAACATTGCCAATGTTCGCGCCATTTCGCGTGATCGCTCCGTTGAAATGCCCAAAGCGCTTCAGCGCGATGTTAGCCGGTGTACCTACCGCGCTTGTCGTGGCGATGGCCTCGCCCTGTGCCACGATACTGGCCGTTGCCGTCAGCAGCCCCGAGCGCGCCATCTGCCAGTTGATGCTGTCCACCATGCAGCCGGAATACATCGCATAGCGCGGCACCTCTGGCATGCCGGTCTCGACTGAGAAGCTGGGCAGCGCCCAGTTTCCGGAGCGGAACTCGTGGCTATAGGGCGCATCGGCACCCGTTGTGGTGGGCGCGCCAAAAGCGGCCTTCAGCCAGAAGCCGAAGGCCTCGGCATCGATCGGCATCACCACGTCCCCATCCACCGTCACCGCATCCTTGATCGGCGCCTGTGGATCGCGTCCGTAGCCCAGCAGTTCCGAGGTCTGCAGTGGTTGCTCGGCTCCCAGCGTCGTGCTGGCAAAGGGCATCTTGGTGAAGCCGCTCAAAGGCGGCGTGCCATAGGTCGTCTCAAACGCCAGCGCCATTTGCGCCCGCGCGCCTTGGGCTCGTGCCATGGTGTTTCTCCTTGAATGGGTCTCGTCAGCCCAGCGCGTCACTGGTCGCGTAGTGAAGGGTGATCGGAATGATCCCGGCCTTAAGGGATGCGGCTCCCTCGACCGGAAGATCGACAGGCTCAGCGGCCTCCGGTTCAACCCAGTCGCAGAGTCCCCGCAAAGTCCGGTCGGCGGCGATCACAGCGCAGATCTGAGCGACAAGCGCATCGAAAAGGGCGTCCCGATCCGTTGCTGATTGCACGATCATCTCGAGTTCAGCGCGATGCTGGAAATGATAGGTCAGCGGCGACAATGTCACGCCTGGCTCTCCCGGTGTGCCGTCGCGCAGTATCATCATCCCGGCGGGCGGGATGCGTTCCGGGAGAACTTCCCCGCGCAGAACTGGCACATGCGGGATCGTCCTGAGCAGGTCCGCCAGGGCGGTCAGGATGGTTTCGCGGGTGGTGGGCATGTGGTTGTTTTCTGCCTTGAATTCCGCCATCACAGCGAGCGGCGGGCCTGTAGCTCAGCGGTTAGAGCAGGGCGCTCATAACGCCTTGGTCGCAGGTTCGAATCCTGCCGGGCCTACCACCGCCCCCTTGGCGGAATCGGTAGACGCCAGGGACTTAAAATCCCTTGCCTTCGGGCGTGCCGGTTCGAGTCCGGCAGGGGGCACCAAAGGAAGTGTGGCCGAGTGGTTTAAGGCTCTGGTCTTGAAAACCAGCGTAGGTGAAAGCCTACCGTGGGTTCGAATCCCACCGCTTCCGCCAGCCCTTTCACGACGCCCGCGCATCGAGCCAGTTCGCCACGATCAGCCCCGGTATCGCTGCCTGCGCCCGTTCGGCGTCCCGCGCCAGCGACAGCCTTTTGGCGAGTTTCACCTGGGGCACCAAGAGGAAAATCGGCACCGTGCTCTGTCCACGCCCAGTCTTGGATCGTGATGCCACGCCCAGCCCACGGCTGTTCAGCCGCCCGTCGGCAACGAGCAGGCTTGGACCGCCCCGCCGATAGACAAACCGCAAGCGCAACCCGCGCCGCCTTTCCCATTCGCCGGGCGTGAGCGCCTTGCCGCGCGTGCCCTTACCGGCCGCTGGCGTTGGGATGGCAAGCCAGAAGCCGTCCTTTGAACGGATCAGTGGGCCCGTGTCATGCGCCCCGATGATCTGGGGTGCGTTGGACCAGACCAGTGCGGCCGCCTCGAGGCTTTCGCCTGCCGCCGGATAGGTCTTGGACCTGATCGTGTTGGCAAGCCGCTGTCCAAGGCGAGCGCGCATGATCTGGGCGCGCCAGTCGGATTTGAGACCAGAGCCTGCAACGCGCATGGCCGTGGTCACGGCCTTTTCACCGGCGAGGATTTCAGCGCGCATGGCGTTGACGATGTCGCCCGTGACGGAGAGGTCGAGTTTCACGCGGGCGTCGCCTCGATTGTCCAGATCAAGCGCTCCCGATCACGGATCGGCTCGCCCTGGATCAGGAAGGTTTCATCACCAATGAGGATCTGCTCATCGGGGCGGGGCGCGGGGAGTTCTGAGACGCGCACATCAAAGCGCATTGTCTCTGACACCAGACGTGCTGCCCCGAATGTAGTGACATCATCACTCCGACGCATGATGATGCGGATCCGGGTGAACTGCCCTTCGCTGTCACGATGCCAGGCCTCGTGGGCGAGGTTCGGATCAGCGAAGAGCAGATCGAGGGCCACGGCAAAGGCCGTCATGTCTCAGCGGCCTCAGTTCGAGCTGAAGATCCGGATCGCTAGGCGCGGGCGCTTATTCACCGGCAGGATTGATGCCTCGGTCATCAGGTCGATCCAGCGGCCCTTGGCGTCCATCATCTGCCGTGCGTAAAGCGGCAGGCCGACAGTGTTGGCGGTCTCCAGCAAATTGGCCGGGCCGCCATAGGTGGTTAAAGTGTCGAAGGTACCAAGCGGGAAGGCGATCCCCTCGCCCGCAGGGATCAGCCGCTCTGAGGTGCCGTTCGAGAGGGTGACCGAGCCGTTGTATTCTTCGAAGAGAATGCCTGCGAAGGGGAAGGCCCGGCGCATGTCCTCTCGAAGCGGCTGACCGCCGGTGGCCGAGAAGAATTTGTAGGCCTCTTCGGTCTTGGGGTGGCTGATCAGCTTGTCAAAGAACTCCGAACTCACCAGTGCATGGGCTGTCGTCATGGTTTCGCCGAGCAGGTTGTCCTCGATGCCGCGGAGCACGGTGCGCACCTTGCCCTGGATGTTGGTGCCGGCGGTGCCGAAGACGAAGTCGACCGAGATCTGTTCGATCCCGAATTCCGTGAAGTAGTTGTAGAGGGTCGTGCCCGCGCCATCCTTCACGATGCCACGCAGCGCGTTCATCTCCATGTATTCGCGTGTCTGCGCATGCTTGCGGCGCATCAGTGTCAGCTTGCGGTTCATCACCTCGACCAGCGGATCGGCTGCGTCGGACAGGCCCAGCGCGGGCATGCCCTGAATGTCGGCGGGCAGGATCACATCATCATGCGGGATCCAGGGGAGCGCAAAGCTGCGCATCGAGCGCTGCTCGCGGGTGCCGACAGTGGCAGGCGCGCCCAGCGGCACGGAGGGCAGCAGGCTCAAGACGCCTTGGCGCTGTTCGATGACGATCGAACGCTGGGTGACGCCTTCAAAACGGAAGAGGCCGATCTGGCCGAGGCGGGTGTATAGATTGGGCAGGATGTTGATGGCCTGCGTCATCTCGGCGAGCGAATAGCCGCCCGCGTCAAACGGGTTGCGCGTGATGGTCATGGGGAACTCCGGGGAAAGGGGTGCTGCGCAGCTGCGCGATGGGGATCAGGGGACGATAAGTCGGATCAGGTGGCGTCGCGTGGGATGATGCCGAGCGCGGTCAACTGGGCGTGCTTGGCCGCCGTCTTGGCCGCGTCATCGACGCTGGCGTCGAACACGAGCGCCGCTTTCGAGACGATGGCGGGGCCGCGTACGACCACGATGCCGGTCGCATCGGCCGCTGTCGCGTCGACGTCGTAAAGCAGGACAGCGGCCGCATTCTGCGCGCCATCAGTGCCAGTGGCGGTGCTGAGCTTCATTTTGCCGCTCGCGGTGATGCGACCGAGCACAGCGCCGACAGGGTAGCTGGTGCCGGCCAGCAGCGTGATGGTCTCGCGGGTGAAGTTGGGGTTCAGCTCGTATTTTAGGACGTCGCCCATGGTGGGCGGTTGGGTCAGCACGGACATGGGCAATCTCCGAAGGATTGGGGGTCAAAAAAGAAATCCCCCGCCGGGGAGGAGCGGCGAGGGATCAGGTGGGCGGTGCAGATATTCGGGGTTGCGGTTCAGCCCCTGCTGCCCGCCGAGGCAGCCTTCTTCGCGGCGGCCACGATGGGACTTTCTGTGGATTTGGGCAGAACGGGCGAAGGTGGCGCAGCGACGATGTCGCGGGCATCCGCCGCCGCGGAGGCGCGTTGAAGGACCAATTTGCGGAGGGCTTCTGGCGCTGTGCCATCGCGGAGCGCCTTGGCGGCATCGATTGCGATGCCGAGGCGGCCGGCCTGCGCCGCGATCTCGGCGATTTCCGCTGCCGCCTCGCGAAGTTGCGCCGACAGCTCCGCCAGATTGCTGGGGTGCGCAGCCGCCGGGGCGGACAAAGGCGCGGCAGCTGCGACGGGCGCGGGGTCTTCTTCCTGCACGCTCTGTTCAGCTTCCTGCTCACCTTGTTCAGTCGCGCTCTCCAGCGCGGTGTCCTCGGCATCGCTGATTTCTGTATTTGCCTCGGTGGCGTAAGTTGTGGCGCTCATGGCGGCCTCCTTTGCTCGGGGATGACTGGCGCGGAGCAGCCGCGCGGTAGGTGATGGGGCAGACAGGCTTTTGCGAAAGCGAGCAAAGCCACGGGTGAGGTCGATCACCTCATCGGCAAGGCCAGCGGCGACGGCATCCGTCCCGCGGAAGGTCGCGGCTTCTGTCGCCAGCGCGGCCTCCTGGCTGAGCCGTCCAGCGCGGCCCGCGGCGACAGTCTCGGCGAAGAGAAACCGCAGCACATCGATCTCGCGCTGGATGTCATCACGCACATTTTCGGGCAGCGGTTCATAGGGATTGCCATCGACCTTGTGCTGGCCGGAATGGATCAGCGTGACGCGCACCCCGTCCTGATCGAGCTGGCCGCTCAGATCGGCATGCATGACCACAACCCCGATGCTGCCCACGGAACCCGTGCGCGGCAGAAGGATGCGGTCGGCCTGGGAAGCCAGCGCATAGCCAGCCGAAAAGGCGTGCTCGGCGACAAAGGCCCAGACTGGCTTGTTACGACGAAGCGCGCGGATTTGATCCGCCAGGTCAAAAACGCCGGCAACCTCGCCACCGAAGCTGTCGATCTCAAGCGCCACCGCGCGCACGGACGGATCGCGTTTTGCAGCCTCGATCTGCGCCGCGATCCCTTCGTAGCTGGTCTGGCCCGAGGACTGCCCGATCCAGCCTCCGCGATGGATGAGAACGCCCGCGATCTCGATCACGGCGATGCCGTCCACGACCGGGTAGGGCGCATTGCCATGTTGCTGCAGACGCTCGGTGAGGTTTCCGGCCAGAATGCTGGCGCGGGCGGGTGTCGCGGCCGTGCTGTCGTGTGCCGCGTAGCCGTCCGAAAGCTCGACCTGTCGCCCTAGAATGCGCGGCCCGAGCCCTGACAGAAAAGCCATGGCCTTGGTGGGTTCAACCAGCAGCGGCGTGTTGAAAGCGCGCGCGGCAATGCGGGCGTGAAGCATCAGGGTTGGTCCTCGTCAGGGCGCGGGCGGTCTTCCGCGTCATCGGTCTCATTGTTTGGCTCGGCCTCATCGTCCTCGATCGGAACTGACTGCACGCCCTGCGCGGGCGATCCCGGCCGGCGGAAATCAAGGCCCAGCGCGCGCTCACGTTCCCGTTCAGCGGCAATCTCACGATCAACCTGCTCAGCGTCGTAGCCGCGCTCGGCGATGGCCTGCGTTCGGGATTTCAGCCCTGCCTCGATCTGGGCGATCTCGGCATTGGCGTCTTTCAGCGGGTCGACCCAATCCCACTTCGTGGGGAGCCAGTCGGCGGCCAGCATCCGCGGTCGCTCGGCCTCGTAGCCGGGCAGGGACAGCGCGCCGGAGAGCACCGCAAGATCGAGCCAACGTGCATAGACCGGGCGGCAGAGCTGGTAGACCATCACTGAGTGCTGCCATGCTGAAACCCGACGGCGGAACTCGATCAGCGCCAGGCGCGAGTTCGAGAAGTTCCCCTTCACCATGTCATTGGCGAGATAGGGATAGGGGATGCCAAGTGCTGCCGAGATCTGAAGCAGCGTCCGGTACTGGAACGGCTCATAGGTCGCCCCGCTGTCCGCGGGCTGGCCGACGGTCACATCCTCGCCAGGATCCAGCCGGACGATCTGGCCCGGGCTGATCTCGACACCAGCGGGCATCTCTTCATCGTCCAAGGGCGCGAGCGGGTTCTCGGGGGCAGGAGAGGTCACGAACATTGCGTACATCGCGGCGACCTTTTTGCGGTCGAGCTCGGCGTCATCGTACTGATCCAGCAGGAAGAGCTTCACGATCGCCGGGGCCAGTTTCGAGACGCCGCGCAGCTGCCCGCCCTCGACTGGGTCGATCACATGAATGATCTCCGAGGCGGGAACGCGCACGATTTCTCCTGAGAGCCCGGGATCGGTGCTGTCACCCGGGTGACGCCGGAAGAAGTGATAGGCGACGCGCCGCCCGATCCGGTCGAACTCGATCCCTTGACGGATGGCATTGCCGTTGCGCGCCACGCCGGTCTCATGCAGGGGCAGCATTTCCGAAGGCAGCATCTGCAGCTGGAGGGGAACCGTGAGGCCGTCCTCGACCCGGCGCGGGCGGATCCGAACAAAAACCTCACCGGCCAGAAACACCTCGCGCGCGGCGCGGCGCTGCAACCCGTAGAAATCCGTCAGCCCTTCGGCGTCGGCATCATCGGTCCAGGCAAGCCAGAGCCGCTGAAGCTCTTCTTTCCGAGCGGCATCGGCCAGTTTCGAGATCGGCTTGATGCCATTGCCGACGGTGTTGGCGGCCCAGCTTTCGACTGCGTTCACGGCATAGCCATTGTTGCGCACGAGCCAGCGGGCACGGGCGGTAATGTCGGGACCTGATGCCGCGATCAGCGCATTCACATGCGCGCGTGTCGCCTGGAACCCGCGCAGGCGTCGGTGGTGCTGACCGGCATCAAACCCGCCGATGAAAGCCCCGAGGCGCTGACGCCAGTTCATGGCACCGCCCATCACAGGTCCTTCACAGCATACGAGCGGAGCACACGCCCAGCGCCGCGCTCGAGTTTCGCGATGCGCCGTTCGACATCGCCTATGGCCGCGGCAAGCTCGGCATCCGTGGCGTAGCTCACAGTCTTGCCTTCATAGCTGACCGACCGCGTGCCACTGTAGCGCGCAGCCAGAAGGACGCTGTGACGGAGTTTCAGCTCGTCGAGGGTCATTGGTCATTCCATGTATTTGGGCGTGCTTATCTTCCAGCCACGCCGTCGTGGCGCTGCAATCCGTCCCGCTTGCGGTTCGGTCGATTTCACGGGCTCAGTACCCTGCGCTTTGACAGCCGTTTCCACCCCTGCCTGCTTCTCCAACTGCCGCCACATGCGCTCGTCGAAGCGGTCGGCGCCGAGGATCCACGCGGCGGCCCGAGCATAGACCCGTGTGTCGAGCGCCTCGTTCCGCTCGCGCATCTTCTGCCATTCCTGGCGGGCATAGCCGCGTCGGTCGCGGATGGTGACCAGCTGTTCGGCCACCAGCTGCTTGAGCCATTCGCTGTCGGCCCAGTCCGGCAGGTGGACCATGCCCGCGGGGTTTGGCACGCCCAGCGCGCGATCCTCATCGGACGGTCGCTCAAGGCGCAGATAGCGATAGGTCTCGGCCTTGAAGGTAGCTGTGGCCACCGTCCAGAGCCGAGCGCCTCGTTTCAGCTTCCGCCCATTCACCGTCGCATCAACGAAGGTGGGCCCTGACACCGGTGTCGCGCGGTTGAAGCCCTCAAGCCCTTTAACAGGTGCAACCTGCGCAATGCCTTGGGCCCGCGCCCAGGCGTAAACGGCGGATGTCTCATAGCCGGTGTCGATGGCCAGCTTCGCCAGCGGCATCACGGCGCCGTTCTCATGCACCCAAGTCTGGCCAAGCAGGTCCGTTAACGCCTGCCAGCAGGCAGGATCTCCAGGCCCACCCGGAATAACGATGTGATCGACAAGCCAGCTTTCCAATCCACGGCCCCAGGCCCAGACATCGACCTCGATGCGGTCCTTCTGCACATCGGCTCCCGCGGTCAGGAACAACCCGCCCATGGTAACCTGAGCGGCAAACACCTCACGTCGGTCCGCCAATCGCTGCCATTCCGGCGCATCGCCGCTTTCAACCCAGGTCTCGCCCAGAAGCGTGTTGCGCGCTGCGCGCAGCATCTCGTCCGAGCCCTGCGCCGCCAGCCAGTCCCGTGCGATCTGCTCCCAGCTCTTCCACCCGATCGGCGAATAAAGCGCCGAGAGGTGGAAGCCGATCGCGTTCGGATCGGCACTGCTCTCTGTTGCGCGCCATTCCCCACGCGCCAGCATGTCCGTCTTGTGGTGCTCGGCGATCGGGCGCTCGCAGCTCTCGCAGGCATAGGCAGCCGTCTCAGGCTTCCCCTTGTCCCAGCGCAGGCGCTCGAACTGCAGCCACTGCATATGACCGCACTGCGGGCAGGGTACAAAATACCGCCGCTGATCGCTGGCCTCGAACTCCCGCTCGATGCGAGAGAGCCCCCGGATCGTTGGGGTTGAGACCATGAACACCTTGCGCCTATGCGCAAAGGTGGTGGTGCGCGCCTCGGCCAGCGTTACCGGATCGCCTTCTTCGTCAGCGGAAGCCGGATAAGCGTCGACCTCATCCAGAAACACGTAGCGCGCAGGCATCGACCGCAAGCCGGTAGCGCTGTTCGCCCCTGTCAGCACCAGAATGCCGCCCGGGAACTCCTTTGACAGCATCGAATTGCCCGCATCCCGCGAGCGCGCCGGCTGGACGCGCTCCTTCAGCGCCGGGCTATCCTCGATCAGAGGGTCGATCCGACCGCGCGAGGTGCGCTTGGCCATCTCGACCGTGGGCAGCACCGCCAGCATGGGGCCGGGCGCGTGATGGATCACAAAGCCGATCCAGTTGTTGCCCGCTTCCGTTGCGCCGACCTGGGCGGCCTTCATGAAGCTGATCCGCTGCGCGGGATGACCGGGCGACAGCGCATCCATAATGGCGCGCAGATATGGCGTTCGGGCTGTTCTGTATTTTCCGGGTTCAGCTGAGGCCCGCGAGGACAGCTTGCGATGCTTGTCTGCCCATTCCGACACTGTGAGGTCGGCGTCCGGTCGCATTCCCCGCCGCCAGGCGCGCAGGATATCCTCTGCGCCGTCAAAGGCGAGATCGAGGCCCTCGGTCAGATCAGATGTGTTCTCCTCATCATTCAAGCGAGACCCTGAGGTCGGCCAGGGCGTCGAGCTGCTCTCGGACATGGGTTTCCAGCACCCTCTGCAAGATCGCAGTCTCGATCGTCACCGCCTTGCCGGATGCCTTCTCCATGTCTGCGGACAATTGTGCGGCCATGAGGGCCGCCACGCGTGTGGGCCAGGTGACCCACAGATCCCGCTCCTGACGGGCCAGACGAAACACCAGCGTCTCGGCCCGCGCGCGATCCACTAGCACGCCCTTTTTTTTCTGGATCGAAAGCTGGCGCTCTTGCGCCTGATATACGGTCAGCGCCGTGCGTGCTTTGATATAGGATGTGCTGTCACCGGGACCTGAGACTACAGGCCCTTCACCATTCGCGCCAAGCCCTGCCCGCGAGCGCATCTGTTGATCCGGATCGGTCGCTGAACCGCGCCGTACATCCGAGGCCGCGGCGTTGATCGAGCCATCGTCGAAGAGCACTAGGCGACCGGTCTTGCGGGCCTTCTGAACAGCCCCGCGGGAGATCCCGGCATGCTCGGCATAGGCGCGTTCTGACATACCTTCCATGGCGGTTGGATTGACCTCAAAATATTGAAAATAAACAGAAATATCTGTCTATTTGAGTTGATTACACTTCCGCTTAGAGCGATTCTCACATCAAGCAAATTGCCTGATTGGAGACACCGAAATGACCCTAGCTGCTCGCTACAACGCAGAAGCCAAACGCCTGATGCCGCATATGGCAGACGATCTCGCGGTTGACCCCGCGATCGACAACGCCGGCCACATCGACGAGATCGTGTTCCGCCGCAGCGAATACCTGGGCGGCATGGCGGCGGTCCTCCTCGCGCTGATTGCGCAGCAGAAGTGAGGGCGATCGCATGAGCACCCGCGCACAGATTGCCATACAGACCGGACCCGAAGAATGGGCGCACGTCTACGTCCACTACGACGGCTACCCCGAGCACATGCTGCCAGCACTTCACGCTTGGACGCCCGAGGACATCCTTGCCGCCCGCGAGATCCGGCAAGTCAGCGCCGAGGCGCTGGACTGTTTTGATCCGCCGCGGGCGCCGCGAGTCTTGCCGCGACCAACCCGCGCCTTTGGCTATTTGTATGTTTGGCACGACGGCACGTGGGCAGAAGCGGAGGCAGAGCAATGACCGAGCTGGTTCTTCCCAGTCAAAACGAGGCTCATGGATTTTACGGGCAGATGAGCACCTGCGCGTTGCGGGACAGGCCGACGGATCGGATCTGGGCGGTGACCTGCGCCTTTATCGGTCTGGCGACAGGTGCTGGCACCGAAGATGAGATGCGCGGCATCAGAGATTTTTTGGACAGCTCCATGGGTCGGCACTTTGCAGATGATGTGATTGACGCGCTGCAAGGCCGCACCATCAACAATGAAATCGCAATCATTAAAGCCATCGAGAAATGGCAAGCCTGGACGATCAGCGTTGAGACCCAGCGGAAAGAAGGCATCCCGGCCGGGCTGCCGTACCTGACCGGTTGGGTGCAGCACTTTGCAATCTTGGGCGCGAATGGCACCGCCGACTGACGGCACACAGCAACACCAAAAATATGGAGGCACCGATGCCGAAGATTTCTGACACACAATCCATTATCCTCATACGTGCCGCAACCCGCCCTGGTAACTTGGCCATGCCGTTGCCCAAGGGGTTGGCTGGGGCTGCAGCCAAGATGACCGTCGGCAAAATGATCGAGCGCGGTTGGCTCGAAGAGGTCGACGCCAATCTCCGCCGCAAAGAGCCGCTCTGGCGCGAGACTGGCGATGGTCATGGCGCGACCTTGATTGCAACTGAGGCTGGGCTTGAAGCTATCGGCATTGATCCGGTCGTTGCGAGCACGGTCAGCAACATCCGCAAGGCTCGACCGGCGGGCAAACCTGCAGAAGCGGCCGCAGAGGCAAGCGAAGGCCCTAAGCTGGTCTCTATCCGGCAAGGTACCAAGCAGGCCCTGTTGATCGATATGCTGCAACGCCCCGAAGGTGCCTCGATCACCGAGATTGTTGAGGCGACATCTTGGCAAGCGCATACGGCGAGAGGTGCAATCTCTGGTGCCCTCAAGAAGAAGCTGGGACTGCCAATTACTTCCGACAGACACCCCGAGCGCGGCACTGTTTACAAATTGGACGCGGCCTGAGCCCGTCCACCACGACATTGGCGACCGCCTCGATAAGTGATTGGCGCCGCGACTGCATCATGCGGCTAGCCGCTTGGATTTAAGGCTTGCGAAACTCTCCCCGCTGTCTGTCAGAACGGCTTCCTCGCCGGTGAAAGCTTGCCAGCGCTCGATAGCGACATCGACGTAAACCGGGTTCAGCTCAACGCCGTAGCAAATGCGCCCAGTGGTTTCCGCCGCGATGAGCGTGGTGCCGGATCCTATGAATGGCTCATAGATCGCTTGGCCGGGACTGGAGTTGTTTAGGATTGGGCGGCGCATGCATTCGACTGGTTTTTGCGTGCCGTGCACGGTCTCGGCATCTTGGTCCTTGTTTGCGATCTGCCAGAGCGTGGTTTGTTTGCGATCACTGGCCCAGTGGCCTTTGCCTTTGGTGCGCACGGCATACCAGCAAGGCTCATGCTGCCAGTGGTAATCGCCGCGGCTGAGCACCAGCCGATCCTTTGCCCAGATGATCTGGGAGCGGATGGCGAAGCCCGCGGCGATCAGGCTGTCGGCCACAGTCGCCGCGTGCAGCGCACCATGCCAGATATAGGCCACATCGCCGGGAAAGAGGGACCAGGCCTCGCGCCAATCCGCCCGGTCGTCATTCAGAACCTTGCCTGTACGTTTGGTCTTTGCAGCGCCTGCTTGGTTGCGCCAAGAGGGATCGTATTCCACGCCGTAGGGTGGATCGGTCACCATCAGTAGCGGTTTGACGCTGCCCAGAAGGCGTCCAACCACATCGGCGCTGGTGCTGTCCCCACAGATCAGCCGATGCGGTCCGAGCTGCCAAAGATCACCTGCGACTGACACAGGGTTAACAGGCGGCTCTGGAATGTCATCTTCGCCTTCAAAAGCGCCATCGTCGCCCAGCGCATCGGGGTCCTGCAGCAGGGCATTCAGATCCTCATCCGAGAAGCCCAGTAGATCGAGGTCGAAGTCTTCCGCCAAGAGCCCTGCGATCTCGTCGCGCAGCATCGCTTCGTCCCATTCGCCAAGCTCGGTCAGCTTGTTATCAGCAATCCGGTAAGCGCGCCGTTCTGCTTCATCGAGATGGCCCAGCCGGATGACAGGGGCCTCTGTCAGCCCCAGCGCGCCGGCTGCCAGCACACGCCCATGGCCCGCGATCAATTCGCCGTCGTCCGCGACCAAGCAGGGAACGGTCCATCCAAACTTCGCCATGCTGGCCGCAATCTTCGCAACCTGCGCCTCGCCATGGATCTTTGCGTTCTTGGCATAGGGGCGCAGCTTCTCGATCGGCCAGACCTCGATCTGGCGCGGCGCAAAGACAAGATCCAT